GCGGCGATGTCTCGCCTGCTGCCTGGCGGAAGAAGTTGGTCGCGCTGATGTCCGTCATCCCTGCACCTCCAGCCCTTCACGTCGGTGAAGAGCTGGTGGACATGGGAATGGGAGAGCCCCCCGGCGGTACCTGTCCGGGGGGCTTCTCTGAACTCGTGAGACGTTTTAAGCAGTGGTCAGTCCCGCCAGACTCCACCACACCCCTGTGCCGTCCGGCCGACCTGGTCGGTCAGACGCCGGTTGGCACCTTGAGGCACGCCTGCCAGCTGCGGCGGGGGTCGAAGGAGAAAAACCCCCTGGGCCGCATACCTGTTTCACGAGTTGAAGCCATCGTGCCACGGAAATTTCCCCGGGGGCAAGGCAGCCATTCTCGGTCAACGGCGATATCCGGACCTTGTACGACCAAGTCCTTGATCCCAGCCCTGGCGCCCGGTACGGGTTCGTGTGAAGGATCGCAGTGCGTCCAGGCGGGCCTGAGTGTCCTGGTCAGGCATGGACATATCGGGGGTGTGGGCGCTGGATCCGTGCAGGCCGCCCATCATGGCGCCAGCGGGCCTGACGCCGTTGAGCATCTCCTTGTAGCCCTCGATCCAGTCCCCGATGAGCGCGAACGTTGTGATCATGATCGCATCGGCGATGTCCTTGGTCTGGACGGGACCGATGGTGGGGTGATCGACGCGGTTGATGCCGGGCTTCTTCTGGAGGAACTTCAACTCCAGCATGCCCTCTTCGTGCTCGGGCGCATGGACCAGGCCCATGTTGATCGCGGCCTTGAAGGTCTCGGCGTAGCGCCAGTTGATCTGGTTGGTGGCTGTGCGCTCCCAGATGTTGACCTTCTTGGGCATGCGCGTCTTGGCGGTCCGCTTGACGAGTGACTGGATGGATCCGACCGACTGGTACTGGTCGAAGGTGAAGTCCTCGGGGGCGAAGGGGACGATCATGTCGTGCCAGATCCAGTCCTCGACTTCCTCGTAGTCGATGGTGTGGTTCGGGAAGTCGGCCGGATCGAAGTAGTGAATCTTGTCGAAGACGACGTGGGGGCGCCCCTCGGCGTCGATCTCTGTGTGGGCGAGGGCGACGCCGAAGCGGCAGTTGACGGAGCTGGGGTCGGCGTGGCCCTTGTAGGTGTAGGCGAGGATGCCCTGGGTGGTGGGCAGGATGAGCGGGCTGCCGTACGCGGAAGGGCGATCGTGCCAGAGGCCGAAGACGGATTCGACCTTGTCCGGATTGAGGTAGGCGTCCAGGACGGTGGCCCACTGGGCGCGGCGCTCGACGGCGAAGGTGTCTGGATCCGCTTTTTCGAGCTTGCGCATCTCTTCGTCGTAGTTCTGGATGGCGCCCTTGAGGGGCTTGAAGCCGGGCGGGTCGCAGTCGGCGTACTCGCCGTTGTCGCCGGTGAATCCCTCGGGGAAGAGGGGCAGTTCGTGGGCGATCTGCCAGTCGAGGTAGACGTCCCAGCTGGGGAGCTGGATCATCATGACGTTCGCGTAGGTGGGGGTGCCGTCGTCCTCGTAGCTGGTGGCGCGTAGCCAGTTGTCGTAGAACTTGCCGCTCATCTCCCACGGCGAGCTGGGCTCGACGATGAAGCCGTCTTTGCCGAACTGGTCGAGGGAGGGGGTGGAGGCGTCGTAGACCTCTCCTGCGGAGCGGTTGGCGCCGCTGTTGACGACGTGGGCCATCTCATCGAAGCCGAGGATCATGGAGGCCGGGCCACGGCCCGCCATGACGGTGGACTCCTTGGGCAGGATGTGGAAGGTGGCCATGTCCATGGCGGTCTTGATGCCGCGCTTGCGCATGTCTTCCATGCGGACGAAGTCGTTCGGCGCGTAGACGGAGAGCTTCTCGCCGAGGCTGTCTGCGATGTAGGGGGCGAAGCAGGGGCCGCCAGTGACCACGTTGACGAGGTCGCGCCACAGGTTCTGTTTGGCCTGGTCGCGCTTACCGGCGAAGATCAGCACGGCGAGCTTCTTGTCGCGGTCGACGCCGTAGAAGTCCTGGGGGTCGCCCTTGGCCATGTAGCACCACAGGACGTAGGCCATGGCCAGGGCGCTGATGTGGCCCTTTCCTGCGCGGCGGCCCATGACCAGGAGGATCTCTTTGAACCAGCGGTAGCCGAGGGCCTTGCAGGCGCGCATGCGGCCCAGGAGGTCCGGGGAGCCGGACAGGGGCATCTTGGGGGCGTCCTCGTTGCCCTCCAGCAGGGCCTGGGCTGCGATGGCGTCGAGGGCCTCGGTCATGATGCCGTCGACCTCGGCTTCGAGGGCGGCTTCGGGGCTGGTCTCGGCGAGTTCGGCGGCGCGCGCGGCTCGCTGTTCGTTGGAGGACTTGGCGGTGCGGTAGGACTCGTCCCACTCGGCGATGACCCGGTAGTCGTAGTCGGTGAGGAGGTCCTCTCGCAGGAAGAACACCTTCAGGAGGGTGGCCTGGCGCGGGTAGAGGTTCGGCCGGTTCAGGTACTTCGGCGAGACTACGAAAGTGATCGGATCGGGCACCTCCAAGCCCAGGAACAGCTGGTGGATCTCCGTGGGATCGAAGTTCGCCAGGGGCGAGGTGTCCTCGTTGTTCTTGCTGATCATGGGGGTGCCCTCCTCACCCCTTTGCGGGTGCCGGAGAGGCCTTGCACAGCAGCCACCAACCGTTATCCGAACGTTACAAATAAGGTGCGGGCAGCGTTCCCGGCCGGAAACAGGCTCTTCCGGAGCCCCGTTCGCTCCCCGGCGCCCCGCCATCGCCACTCCGGCCGGATCCCGGCCGCCGAATCGCCGAAACAGGCTTCCTCAGCCCTCTCCCGGCCGCCGGGCAGGGGCTTTGACCTGGAGCTTCGCTCCCCTACTGTGGTCTCACCGGGTTGGCCAACCCTCCTTGTAGACACACGAGTTGAGGAACCCGAGATGGCGAAGAAGAAGCTCACCGGCACGCTGACGGTCACCTTCAAGGTGCAGCAGACCGACGGCGCCGTCCCCGAGACGCTGGACGCCCTGGAGGAGTGGGTCGAGAGCGAGTGGGACGGCCTGGAGGTCTACGTCGCCGACCCCGGCGAGGAGGACGAGACCGTGGTGGAGCTGGGGATCGAGAAGATCACGGTCACCACGAACTGACCCTGGGCGCAGCAAGGCCCCTCCCCGGTGCCCGTCGGGAAGGGGCCTTGGCCTGCAGGTTACTTCGTGGGGCTGGTGACGGACGGCTGGCCCTGGACGCCGGAGACCAGCGGTACGCCGTTGGCGCCGGAGGGGATGTAGACCACCGAGGAGTTCTTGCCGCTCTTGGCGATCTCCTTGAGGGCCTCGGTCATCTCGAACTGCACGTACAGCGGGGTCAGGGTCTTGGCGATCTCGTCCTGGGCCTCGCGGACGCCCTTGGCGTTCTCGAACCGGATCTGGGCCTGCTGCTTGGCGACCTCGACCCGCTGCTCCTGGTTCCTGATCTGGATCGCGGTGACCTTGACGTCGTTGTTGGCCTTGATCTGGGAGACCGTGGCGGCGTTCTTGGCGTCGGTGACGGACTGGTAGCGGCCGAACGCCTTGAAGCCCGCGACGGCGCCCATGATGATGCCGACGAGCAGTACGAGGCTGATCAGGACGAGGACGGCGAGGCGGGCCGGGCTGATGCCGTCGTTCTCGCGGCGCGTGTTGACGTACATGGTGTTCTCCTTCAACGGCTCAACGGAAAAATGGATTTACGGTTTCTGGTGGTGGTTCGGGCAGACCTTGAGGTGGTCCAGGAGCCGGGCCAGGTACTCGGCCGGGTAGGCGGTGTTGCGCTGGCCGCCGCAGCAGGGCGTCTCCGCCACGGTGTGAATGCCGACGAAGCCGGAGGAGCCCGAGGCGAGGACCTCCAGGGACATGCGGACCCGGTCCGTGGTCTCGCCGCAGTTCCCGCACGCCTGGGGAATGATCGCCACGGTGACGCTGTCGTCGTCCCAGTCGTGGAGCCGGTCGTTCCTCATCGGCGCTCCTGCAGCTGCTCGTGCCAGCGCCAGAGCTGCGCCGTGGAGTACTGCTCGTGCCAGTCCGGCTCCTCGAAGCCGTAGGTGAAGACGCGGACCAGGTAGGCGCGCAGGAAGCTCATCAGTGGGGGTGCCCTCCGCGCGCGGGCTCCTCGGAGGCGATGACGCCCTGGGTGCCGAGTTCGAGGATGTCGCGGGTGACCTCGTGGACCTTCTGGTCGTGGTCGAAGATCCTCTTCTCGACACGCCCGGCGATCCGGATGTCGGGGATCTGGCGGCCGGTGAAGCACCGCGCGACCCTGTCGTACTCGGCCTGCCAGCTGACGGTGATGGCGAACCCGAGCTGGTGGACTCGCTCCTTGGCCTCGCGCTCGAACTCCTCCTTGTCGAAGGACTTGGCGGAGTAGCGCGTCAGCATGGACTTGAAGACGGCCTCCATCTGGAGGATCTCGCTGTCGAGGATGTCGCCCTGGGAGGTCTCGCTGCGCTGGTGGACGCCGCCGTACTCGCGGTCGAGGAAGTCCGGGCCGGGGGCGGCCGGGGACTGTACGCCGGGCGGCAGGATGAGGCCGGACGGGTGGTCGGTGGTCATGGTGCTCCTCTGGCGGAAGGAGGGACGGGGCTACTGCTTGGGGCTGTGGGGCTGGAGACGGACAGTGCGCGGCGGCAGCTGGTCGTCCACGTAGACGGGGATGCCCATGTACGCGCCGACGGTGGGGCTGGGACCGATCTCGGCACCGGCGGGCTCGAACTTGAAGTGGTCGTTCATGTAGTCCATGGCGTCCGGCGAGCAGACGACCTCTTCCACCGGCTCGATCGCGGTGATCTCCACCGGCGTTTCCGGCTCGGCCTGACCGGTGAGGATCCGGCGGGTGGGGCAGGGTGCGGCGACCTGGCAGGACGAGCAGCGGCCGGTGGAGGCGGTGAGGTGTTTGGCCAGGGCCTCGTTGATGCGCTTCTGGGTGGCGGCGATCTCCATGGCGATCTGCATGGCGTAGGTGGCGCCGTCGAGGAGTTCTTCGAGGAGGTCCTGGGGGGCGTTGCGGCCGTTGAAGGTCTCCAGGGGGCGGCCGTAGCGCTGGATGCCGAGGGCCTTGCGCTTCTCGATGTGCGCGATCAGGGCGTCCTGGACGCTCTCCTGGCCCTCGGTGGGCAGGGGCTGGTCGCCGGGGCGCTGGCGCAGGCTCTCGGTCATCGGGCGTCCACCCAGAAGAGGAAGCCGCAGAAGGCGAACCAGGAGACCGTGATGATCACCTTGCGGGTGTTGTCGGACATGGCGTGCTCCTGTGGCGGTCAGGCGGCGGCGACGAGGGCGTGGCAGGAGTTGCAGCGTTCGGCTTCGTCGACCACGACGGCTCCGGCGATGTGCTGGAGGGTGGCGCGCAGCTTCCGCTTGTCGGGGTCCTGGAGGATCTTGGGGCTGTTCGCGGTGTTGGAGATGGCCAGCACCATGTCGAGCAGGGTGGGCTCGTCGGTGCGGGAGAGCGCCACGGTGATCTCGGCGAGCGGCCGGACGGGCATGTTGTGCTCGTCGGCGATGCGGTGCAGGCGGATGATGCGGTCGCCCGCGATGGAGGAGCGCTGCAGGCCCAGCAGGTGCTCGGCGTCCTTGGGGAGGCGGGCGTCGGCGCGCAGGGCCTCTGCGGCGAGGCGCTCGCCGATCTTGTCGACGGAGACGCCGCGTGCGTCGATCTTGAGGGATCGGTCGGGGATCTCGATCACCGAGGTGGTGACGTCGTGGAAGAGGATCGGGGCCACGGTCGGCGCGAGGTTCTGCTTGCGGTTCTGGGAGAAGCGCAGGCCTCCCCAGATGCCGTCATCGACGTGGCGGCCCAGGACGTCCAGGCGCAGCTCGTCGGCGGTGACCCAGGCATCCAGCACGGTGGAGGAGGCCGGGTAGAGCCGGTGCGCGATGCGGACGAACTCCTCGGACTCCAGGCGCGGTTTGGTCGGCTTGCGGACGTCGGTCAGGCCCCGGTCGTTGTAGGTGATCGTCACCTCGCCCAGCGCGTTGGTCATGCGCATGTTCATGACGAAGTGGCGCTCTTCGGGGGTGATCCGGCGGAAGTACGCGGTGGGGATCTGGTAGAAGGCGCACAGCAGCTCGATGGCCTTCTCGTCCAGGGTGATCTCGTAATCGCCGAGGAGGACGGTCGGCTCGACGCCGGGGGCCTTGGGGAAGTCGACCGAGGGGACGCAGGCGTCGGAGGTCCACTCGCGGTCGCGGTTCTTCCAGGTGCGGTCGAGGTCGGCGAGTGTGGTGGTTGAGGGCTCACGGAGGTGCATGACGGGCTGTTCTCCTCTGGCGGAAGGAGTGGTGGTGGATTCCGGCTGGCGGGCCCGGAGTTTTTTTACATTTGCTGCTGGTTGCTTTGTGACAGTGCGGTGAGCACGGGGCTTTGGCTGAGGGCTCTGGCGAAAGCCTGTCGGTTCTCTGGCGGGATGAACTCGACGGCTATCTTCATGTACTCCATGAGGATTCCGCGCCACTTCCTGTCGTCCAGCCCGCCCGCGACAGAAGCGTCGATCTTCTGCTTGAGGTCGATGGCCTTCATCAGGTCTGAGGCGCCGAGCTTGATTGATCCGTCCTGGAGTGCGGCGAAGCCCTTCAGGACGACCATATCCAGCGCGGTGCGGTGGTCTGCGACACGACCGCCAAATTTTTCTATCTCCTCGCCGAGCTGCTCGGTGCGGCGCTCGATGATGGCGGCCTCGGCGCGGGCGTCCAGCGGGAGGTGGCGGTCGGTGTGGCTGCGCAGGGCCTTCTCGGTGGGGTGGCCGAGGGGGCCTTCCTTCATGTCGGCCAGCCAGGCGAGGATGGTGGGCCGGGTGTAGCCCTCCAGGATCCAGGCCTCGATCTGCGCGCGGTCGGGGGACTGGCAGACGCGGCAGCGGGCGCCGGTCTTGGCGGGCACGGTGCGGTTGCCGACGCGCACCATGACCATGCTGACCGGGCCGGAGGAGTCGGGGTCGAGGACCTCGGGCAGGTTGTCGCTCACTCTTCGGCCTTCAGAGGGACGCGGTGCTGCGGCCGGGCGACGCCGTCGGTGGCGTTGAGGTGCGGGTGCTGGCGGTTGATGGCCCGGTGGAAGGAGCCCTTTCGGACGGCTCCGTCGGGCGTGCCGCCGGGCACGAAGACCTCGCGCTTGAGGCGGTTCTGCAGCATGTACTCGGTGAGGATCAGCGACTTTGCCTCGGGATCGGGCTGGTCCAGGAAGGACTGGCGCAGGATCGCGTTGGCCTGGGCTTCGAGGTCGAGGTCTACGCCGGATCGGATGCGTTCGTTCATGCTGCCGCCTCCAGCTCGTCGTCGAGGCTGCCGTTGCCGGGGATGACGCCTGCCTTGATCAGCTCGTTCAGGCGGACGAGGCCCTGGGTGGCGTAGGAGGCGACGGGATTGTCCTCGGAGACGCCCATGCGGCGGGCGACTTCCCGCTCGGGCAGGTTCTCGATGAGGAACAGCTGAATGGCTTCGCGCTGGCGGGGGGAAAGGAGGTGCTTTCCGTTTTCACCGCGCCCGTTCACGGCGTTCTGGTAGAGATGGACGATGTCATGGATGCAGTACTCGGTACCGTCCGGGCCAGTTATCGTGTCCTTACCCTCCGTTTCATAGAGGGTGTTCCACGCCTGGAGATGCCGGAAGAGTTCCCGGAGCACGCGCACGTCAATATTCATGCAGGCGGGTTCCTTTGCTGACGCGTGGCGGTCGCGCCTTCCCGGATGTGCATGTGGCGGCAGCACATCTGGAATTCTGTGTCAGCATAAGCAGGCCCCCGCCTGCATCTCCAACTTTTCGTCGATCGAAGTTGGACCACAGACAGGACTCAGGCCGTCAGGGAGTCCTTGAGGCGTTGACCGATCCTCTCAAGACTCCGGATCAGGCTGTCGGCCGACCGGGAGACGGCGGCGCGGAAGATCGCGTGGTAGCGGTCCTCGGCCGCGTAGCCCCGGCCGCGCTGGGTGCGCTCCTCGACGGTGACCCGGCCGGTGGGCGAGACGAAGCCGGTGGCCATGGACTCCTCCCAGCGGCCCTTGGCCAGCATGGACTCCAGCCACAGGGTGGACGCCTTCTGTTCCCACTCCAGCAGGCCGGTGGTGATGCGCAGCAGGAAGTCGTCCTTCTCGCGGTTGGCGAGGCGGGTGTAGTCCTCGATGTAGGCGCCGGAGGGGTGCTTCTGCCACTCGGGCCAGCCGAAGAGGTTGGTCACGATCTCGCCGGTGGTCTTGTCGACCACGGGTTCGCGGACGAGCATCCACAGCTCGTTCATGACCAGGTAGGCGTCGGGGAACGAGCGGTAGATGATGCCCTGGGCCTGCTGGACGATGCCCGCGACCTCGGCACCCTCCCCCGGCCGCCACTCGGTGCGCATACGGGAGAACCCGGCCGTGGCCGTCTCGCGGGTGCGGTCGGGGTCGATGTCGACGGCCAGCGGCTTGTCGGCCTCGCGGGCGAGTTCACCGACAACTCGGGCGGCCTGCTTGGCGGCCTGCGCGTCGCCGATGAACTGGGCCAGCTCGACGACGTCTTCAGCGGTGCTCACGCGGCGACCGCCATGGACTCGATCTGGGCGCCCTCGGCGGCCTGGCGGTGCTTCTCGTCGAGGAGCCAGGCCAGGGCCAGCATGCAGGCGTCGCGGACGTGCTCGTTCCAGGGCATGAGCTTGCCGCTGGCCTCGGGCGGGGTGATGTACCGCTCGACGGCTTCCTTGACGTGAGCCTTGGTGACGGGGCTCTTGCTGTTCCCGGCCCGGCCGACGATCAGCTTCTTCGCGTGGCGGTTGTCGACCATGACGGCCTTGCCGCCGGTGGCGCGGTGCACCTCGCGTCCGGCCAGGATGATCGACTCGGTGCGCTTGCCGAAGACCGGGGGGCGCTCGTAGACGATGTTGTCGACCATGGAGGCGTAGCCGGTGCGGTGGTAGGCGATGCCCTCGCGGATGTCTTCGGCTCGGGCGTAGTTGCCCTCCCAGCTCTGCAGGTCGGTGGCCGCTGCGGAGGGGCGGATCATGCCGGTGGCCAGCAGGGTGATGCCGGTGCCGAAGGCGCGGAGGATGACCACGCCGGTGTTGTTCAGGGACTGGTCGAAGGCCTGCACCGTGGTGACGGCAAAGTCGCCGTAGACGGGCGGGCGGAAGGCGTTGCGTCGGGCGAGGCGTTCGACGGCGGGGATGGCGAGCTGGGTGTTCATGAAGATCTCCGATGGCGGTCAGAGGTGGGAGGCTCAGGCGGCGAGCCCGGTCTTGACGGTGCAGCGGGTGGCGGGGCACTTGCGTGCGGCGGCCCGGGTGGAGCAGCAGGCGACGGGCGGCGGGGTGCCCATCTCGACGTGCTGGCGGACGATGCGGTACTTCGCTTCCAGGCGGGCGATGTACAGGTCGTCGCGGGGGATGGTGAACTCGCGCATGACCCAGCCCTCGCTCATGGCCATGAAGAGGATCAGGGCCTTCTGCTTGCCGGTGAGGGCCATGTACTCCTGGGCCTGGCCGTAGTAGTAGGGCCACTTGATCCTGAAGGCGTCCAGGTCGTGGCTCTCGATGCTGCGGAGGACGGGCGGGGCGCAGGTCTTGAGGTCGAAGATGCCGTCGCCGGGGGCGCACCAGCCGGGGAGGTCGAGGAGGCCGTCCATGTGGCCGCGTCGGCCGAGGAGGTCGTCGCGTACGCCCCACTCGTCGCACTTGCCCTTGCCGTTGCCGTGCGGCTTGCCGCAGCAGACGCAGGTGCCTTTTGGCGGGACGAGCAGGCCCATCTTGATCATGACGGTCTGGACGACCTCGTGCATGATCGTGCCGACCAGGACGGACATGCGGGGGCCGTAGTCCCACTCCGGCTCGTCCCACTTGTCCGGCTGGGCGAGGTAGTAGTACAGCTTCCGCTCGTCCATGGTCGGGTGGGTGGAGGGGTGGAACCAGCCGTCCGGCTCGCGCTTGGCGGCGTACGAGCGCAGGTGCACCGCGAAGTTCGCGGGGAAGGCGCACTGCTGAACGGCGTTCTCGATGAGAGGGACGAGCACCAGGTCGCTGCCGATGGAGCCGACCCGCTGGAAGGAGGGGATGAAGGTCACGTGGTCGGCCTTATCTTCGTCTGTTCCGGGTACAGCTCCACCACGGTGAGCGCCTTGACCAGCATGTTGGCGGCCCGCATCACGGTGAGTTCGTCGGTGCCCTTCGGCAGCCGGTCGCGGGCCAGCTCCATGGCCAGTTCCTCGCGGGTCTTCGGCTTGGCCTCGGCTTGGTCGCTGCGCACCCAGGAGGCCCAGTTCCAGGAGTAGACGCCGAACTTGACGGCGGCGACGGCGAGGAAGCCCCACTGGAAGGTGGAGACGGAGTAGACCATCCAGACGGCCTGAGTGAACATCGCCCACAGCCAGCCCTTGGCGTTCTTCTTGCCGACGGCGCGCAGGGCGACGAGTCCGACGACGTCCAGGGCGGACAGGATGTAGTTCCAGGCGTCTGCCAGGTCCATATGCAGGTCCATGATGGGCTCTCAGTTCAGTGATCGGCGTTGATGAGGTGTCGTGCGAGGTCCACGAGGACCGGGATGCAGCGCGGATCGCGCTCGATGAGCGACTGCAGGATGGTCTGGGCCTGGTGCCACTTCTCGGCGTCCTCGCGCATCTCGGCGAAGTCCAGGAGGTCGCAGGCGGCCAGGTCGATGTCGGCCTTGGTCAGGGAGGCGTCGGCGTACCAGCGCAGAGTGAGCATGGGGCGCTCGCCCCCGGCCTGTTCAACTGCCTTGGCCCACATGGCGCGTGTGATCGTAACGCCCTTGCCGAGGGTGGACTTGCCGTCGTTGGCGAAGGCGAAAACGCATGCGGTGCGGTCGTGCTTGGAGTCCATCTGGTCGCGCCACTGGTTGCCGCTGCCGCGCGTCTGGCGCTGGCCGAGCACGGCAGCGGCGTGCGCCTCGTGGAGGTCGCCCATGCGCTTGTTGAGGCCCTTGTCGGTCACGGCTTGACTCCCGCGAACCGGCGGCGCAGGCGCCAGGTCGAGAAGCCGCTGACCGGCTTCCAGCGGAATCCTTGGCCGGTGCGGTAGACGCGCTTCCAGAAGGCTCCACATCCGGCGCAGCGGGTGACCTCGGTGGCGCAGGTCCCCGGCGGGGGAAGGTGGTCGCAGACATGCCAGGTCATCGGGCGTGGCCCTTCCGGACGCAGACGAGCACGGCGGGCCGGGGCCAGTGCCAGACGGTCGTGCCGTCCTCGATCACGGTGCCGTGGCAGGCGCAGCGCTCCGGCGCTCCGTCGCCCTCGATGTAGACCACCTTGGTCGGAGGGAAGTCGGGGTCGACGGGCAGGGCCTTGGCCGGGCCGTACCGGCGGACGGCGTGGCTGGCGGTGATGCCCAAGAAGGCGCCCATGACCACGGCGGTCATGGCGGCCATGACGCCGAGCTTGTAGTGGATGTCCTCGCGAATCTGGTGCAGGTCGACGTGCTGGCCGACCACGTACCAGGAGTAGGCGATGACGAGGGAGCACAGGCTCATGACGGTGTAGAAGAACCAGGGCTTGCTGGTGGTGGCCCACGCGCGCTTCAGGGTGTTCATGCAGCGTTCTCCAGGATCTCGCCGGTGGTGGTGTCGACGCCCTCGGGAGCGTCGTCGTAGGAGACCTCGTGGTCGGCCTTGATCTCGCCGGAGATGGAGGCCAGTGCCTTCTCGCGGATCACTTCGACGAGGTCGGGCCGCTCGGCGATGGCGGCCTCGACGCCGGGGCGTCCGCCCTTGACGGTGGTGCCGTCGGGGAACTTGTACGAGACGGTGGACAGGCGCTCGATGGCGCCGGTGGCGATGCCGAGGGTGATGGCTTCGTCGGCGCGGTCGATGCCGACGGGTCCGTACTTCGCGGTGGCCACGTTGCGGAACCAGTAGTCGGCGACGCGGCCCTGGGCGGCGAGCTTGTTGCGCTCGACCCGGGCGCGGATCTGCCGGGCGACTTCCAGTTCGGCGGGGGCTTTGGAGACGGCGTCGGTGATGGACACCTTCTTCGACGGCTCGCCGGTGCGGCTCATCTTGATCTTGGTGGTGGTGTTGTACTTCAGGGCGCTCGGTCCGGCGGACTTCTGGCCGCCGCGCGGGTTGCCGATGTCGGCCCGGTACTGGTTCACGAAGATGACGGCGGCGTTGTTCGCACGGCACAGGCCTGCGACGCGCTTGACCATGCGGGAGATGACCTGGGAGTTCTTGCCCATGGCGGAGTCCTCGGCCTTCTTCTCGAAGGCGGCCTTGGACTCCATGCCGCCGACGGAGTCGACGACGACGAGGGAGATGTCCCCATCTCGCAGGAACATGCTGACCTGGTCGGAGACGTCTTCGGAGTGGTCCGGGTAGATGTGGACGAAGCGGTCCTCGTCCAGGTCCAGGCCGAGCTTCTGGGCCCACTCGAAGTCGAAGCTCTGCTCCATGTCGATGATCGCGACGCCCCGGTCGGGGAACATCTTCTGGGCGTCGACCATGGCGAGGATGCACTGCGTCGTCTTGCCCATGCCCTCGGGGCCGACGATCTCGTGGGTGCGCTTGAGGGCGAAGCCGCCGCCGAGGGCGTAGTCGAGGGTGAGGCTGCCGCTGGATATGAAGGTGGGGCGGACCATCGCGTCGCGCCTGGTGACGCGGTCGCCGTAGACCTTGGTGAGGTCCGCGCGCAGCTTGGCGAGGCGGCTCTTGGGAGGCATGGTGCGGGGGTCTCCTTGCGGGGAGTAGCTGATGGCGGTCAGCTGTGGCCAATGGCGGTTGGCTCGATTTCGCAGCTTACGCCGCAGGACTGACGGAGGCTCGATTCTGGCCTTCAAGAATTTGGGCGGCCTCGCCCATGGGCCACTCCAGGGCCATCTCCAGGAAGGCGAGACGGCGGAGCACGTAGCGCTCGGAGTTGTAGTCGCCGGGGGGCGAGGTGCGCGGGTCGCCGTAGATGCGGCCTTCCTCCAGCCGCATGATGGTCTTGCTGGAGGACTTCACGGCGTAGGCAAGCTGGTTTCTGGTCATCCCCTGCGCCATGCGGGAGGTGCGGATGGCCTTGCCGAGCCGGACCCAGGCGGAGGACGGGTAGGAGGAGCGGTCGTTGATGGTGACGCTCTCGCCGTCGACCGGCAGCGTGGCGGTGACGGTGGTCGGGAACATGGTGGCCGTCAGGGCCTTCTCGACGTAGGTGCGGGCGGTGCCGTCGTCCCAGCCGAGGGCCTCGTCGAGGCGGTGGAGGCTGAGGCGGCCGAGGGCGTCGGCGACGTCCGGCGGGATGAACCCGCTCTCCAGGGCCGCGTACTGACGGACGGTGAGGCCGGTGTGCTGGGCGACGGCGGCCTGGGAGATCTGCAGGCCGCTTCGGGTCGCCTTGGCGGCTGCGCCGAGCGGGGACCAGTACGGGTGGCTGATGGAGGAGATGATCGACATGGCGGTGCCTCTCACAGGGGCTGGTAGGTGACGAGGGACAGGCCCCGGTCGTTCTTGCGGAGTTCGGCCAGGCAGAGGGCTCCCTTGGCGAAGCGGCGCTGCTCGACGGCCCAGGCGTCGCGGAACACGGCGACGCGGAGGGTGGACAGTTCGGTGTCCAGGGTCAGGAAGCCCATGTCGCCGGACTTGTGGGGTCGGGCCCCGGCGACGATCGCGGCGACGTAGTAGGTGCCGTTGGGCCCGGCGGCCAGCTGCTCGGCCTGGGACCGGCACACGGCCCGGTCGCCTGCGTCGAGGTCGTCGAACGGTGTGCTGGAGAGGTAGGTGCCGAGCATCTCGTGCTCGATGGTGCGGATGTCCACCGGGCTGTACGGCTCGACGGACTCGATCTGCAGCGGCGGCCGGGCGACGTACTGGCGACAGGCCTTCGTGCAGCGCTTCGGCGGGGCCTTGCGCTTGAGGACCTTGCCGGTGCGCTTGTTCACCGGCGCGGGCTCGGAGGACCAGTCGAAGGAGCAGGGGAGGTCGTTGACCGTGGCGACCGTGGTGAATCCCCAGTGTGTGCAGCGGGCGTCCTCGCCGGTCTTGACGGCCAGCAGCTTGGCCTCCAGGCCGCGCCGGTTGGCGACGAGGGTGTCGAAGGCGCCGATGCGCGCGAGGAGGGCGACGACGCCCGCGTTGGCCTTGGGGCTGCGGCGGGTCTCGAAGTCCTCCCAGGAGGCGTACGGCTGGGTCTCGATGAGGGCCTTGACGGCGACGTCGCCGACGCCCTTGACGGAGCCGAGGCCGTAGCGGACGGCGTACAGCTCGGGGTCGGCGGTGAAGCCGGGGCCGGAGGTGTTGATGTCCGGAGGGAGGACCTCGACGTCCAGGCGCCGGGCCTCCTTGACGAACTCCGGGACGCGGTCCTTGTCGACGGTGGACATGGCGGCGACGAGGAACTCGCGGGGGTAGTTGACCTTGAGGAACGCGGTCCAGAACGCGAGGTACGCGTACGCGTAGGCATGGCTCTTGTTGAACCCGTATTTCGAGAACTCGGCCATCTGGGCCCACAGCCGCTCGGCCTGCTCGCGGGGCATATCGACGCGGGAGAGGAACTCCTGCCCGGCGTCCGCGATGGCGGAGACCTTCTTCTTGCCCAGGATCCTGCGCACCCCGTCGGCCTCGGACTCGTCGTACCCGGCCAGCAGCCGGGTGACGGCCATGACCTGCTCCTGGTAGATCATCGCGCCGTAGGTGGGCGCCAGGACCTGCTCCAGGCGGGGGTCGGGGTAGGTGACGGCCTGCTCGCCCGCGCGGCGGCGCAGGTAGAGGTCGGTCAGGCCGGAGTTCATCGGGCCCGGCCGGACGATGGTGACCATGTCGGCGAGTTCGGCCACGTTCTTAGGCTGCATCCGCTCGCACAGGCGGGTGCCGGAGTGGGTCTCGATCTGGAAAATGCCGAGGGTGTGGGCGGCCTGCAGCTCTTCCCAGACCAGGGGGTCCTCGAACTCGGCCTCCCAGGCCTCCAGGTCGATGTCGTACCGGCGCCGATCGCGGACCAGGTCGAGGGTCTCCTGGATGGTGTCCAGGGTGCGCAGGGTGAGGATGTCGAACTTGACCAAGCCGATCGCCTCGACGTCGCCCATGGCCCACTGGGTCACCATCTGCTCTTCGCCGTCGATGGTGCGCATCGGCAGCCAGTCGGTGAGCGGGGCGCCGGTGGAGATGACGACACCGGCGGCGTGGCGGCCGTAGGACTTCAGGCGGCCGACCAGGCGCTCTGCCATGGCGAACAGCTCGGGGTAGCGGTCGGCGAACGGCTGCAGCTGCTCGCCGTGCTGGATCCAGAGGTCCTCCCAGGACATGCCCAGTCCGGCCGTACCGGCCTCGGCCTCGTCGATCAGGGCGGAGACCTGGCGCAGGTCGGCGGCGGCGTTCTCCGGCAGGGAGGAGGCCAGCGCGCGAACCAGTTCGTTGATGACCGCCTTGTTCTTCAGGCGCAGCTCGGAGCCGATGGAGACGACGTTGCGCTCGCCCCAGCGCTCGCGGAGGTAGCCGAGGATCTGACCCTTCTTTGAGGCGGGGAAGTCGACGTCGAAGTCCGGCAGGCCCGCCCGGCCGTAGGTCAGGAAGCGCTCGAAGAGGAGGTCGTGCCTGACCGGGTCCAGCGAGGTGATGCGGGCGAGGTAAGCGACCAGGGAGCCGCCTCCGGAGCCGCGCCCGGGGCCGACGAGGATGCCCTGGTCCTTCGCCCATCCCACGTAGTCGGCGACCATGAGGTAGTAGCCGCAGAAGCCCTTGTCGATGAGCAGCTTCATCTCGGTGTAGTACCGGTCGAGGTAGGTGCGAGCCAGTGCACCGTTCTCCTCCTGGGCGCTGTCGGGCAGCCGGTCCCAGTTGGCCAGGCACAGCTCGTGCAGGCGCCGGTGGTCTTCCTTCGGGTCGCCGGTGAAGGACGGCATCGCGGTCTCGCCCTCGATGCGGGCGTTGCAGCGCTCCGCCAGAGCCCGGGTGTTGGCGATGGCCTCCTCGACGACGTCCTCGCCGAGGTAGGCGAGGCCGGTGCGGACCTCGTCCTCGCCCATGACGTAGAGGTTCAGGTCCTCGGAGAAGAGGTCGCCTTCGTCCTGGACGTCCTTGTTGGTCTGGCAGGCGATCCAGACGTCGTGGGCGTGGGCGTCGTCGGCGGTCGGGAAGTGGGAGTCGACGGTGGCCAGCAGGGGCAGGCCGAACTCCTTGGCGAAGAAGACCATCGCGGTGTTGACCAGGATCTGGTCGTCCATGGCGTTGGGCTGCAGCTCGACGTACAGGCGGCCCGGGTAGATGTCCATGAGCCGGGTCAGGCGCTGGCGGGCCAGCTCCATGTCGTCGTTCTTGATGGCGACGGCGACGGGGCCGCGCAGGCAGCCGGTGGAGGCGATGACGCCTTCGCTGAACCGGCCGAGGGTGTCCCAGTCCATGCGGGGGCGGTGGTAGAAGCCGTCGCGGAAGGACTCGGTAGAGGCGGCCCAGATGTTGCGCAGGCCGGTGTCGTTCTGGGCGAACAGGCAGACGTGCCAGTAGTCGTTGCGGAGCTTGGCCTGCATCTCCTTGTCGCCCTGCTCGGCGCGGATGACGCGGTCGTCGCACAGGTACGCCTCGATGCCGAAGATCGGCTTGACCCCGGCCTTGTCGGCCGCGCGCTGCAGCTCGGGGTGTCCGGCGCAGGTGCCGTGGTCGGTGATGGCGACGGCACTCTGGCCGTGGGAGGTGACCTCGCGGACGATCTCGTCCATGCGGGACAGGCCGTCGAGCGGGCTGTACTCGCTGTGGGTGTGCAGGTGGACGAACTCGGAGCCTGCGCGGGGCGGGTCCTGCTTGGCTTCGAGCTGGTCGAGGACCTCGTGGTAGGTCGGCGCATAGCCCCCCTCGAAGAGGGCCATGTCCTCAAGGCGAACTCGCATCTGCTTTGCAGCGTCGTCGATCAAATGGGAGGGCAGGGCCGAGAGGGCGTCGCCAGCGAAGGCGTGTGAGAAGGCCACCAGGATTCCGGCGGCGCCTTCCGCCACGGCGCGCTTCCACGGTGCTGGGGCGACGATGACGGTGGGCTCGGCAGCAGGAACGAGAAGCCAGCGGGTGCCGTCGTCCTCGTGCTCGACGAGCGCGGGAAGCTGGGTACGAAGTTCGCCAACATGCACATAAGGGGCATCGGATGCGTAGGAGGTGATGAGGCGCAGCACGGTGGTGGTCCTTGCGCTGAAGGGTGGTGAAGGTTGCCCGGCCGCCCCGGGGAGAGATCAGTCCCGAAGACTGGGGCCGTTCAGACGGCACCCGGGGCGGCCGGTGTCAGTGCGCCTGGATCAGGCGGCGGGGGCCTGCGGTACGCCGAGGTTGGCGATCCGGCTGCGCAGGTCGTCCGGGATGTTCGCCGGGGCGTCGGCGGCGGGGAGGTTCACCACTCCCCCGGTGGCCGCCGTGGCGGCGACGATGGTGCCGTCCTTCTCGACCGACTTGGTCGGGTCGAAGAAGCGGGCGTAGTACTCGTCGGAGGCCTTGTCGGCGACGATGCCTTCCAGGCTGATCTCGCGCTCGGCGACGGCCTGGAGGTACTTCTCCCAGATCGGGGTGCCCGGCTTGATCAGGTTCTGGCCGGTGGCCGGGTCCGCGATCGGGTCGATCGGGACGATCTTGTACTCGGTGTCGGTGCCGGTGCCGCTGCGGGTGACGTTGAAGTCCCGTTCGACGACCGTCCCGTACAGGCCGTGAAGGGCCTTGAAGTGGGCGAAGAAGCCCTTCATCGGCTGGTTGATCACCAGGATGCGGGGGTACTTCAGCTTCTTGCCGGTGGACTTGCCGTCGGGGCCCAGCTCGTCGACCTCGTCGATCTTGTCCCGGATGCCGACGACGACGCCCAGCTTGGCCGGGCCGCCGAGGGCCTCGCTGCCGTCGCCCCGGACGATCTCCCGCTCGATGGCGAGGGCCCAGACGCGGGGGCGGGCGGAGGCGAGCTTGCCCCAGCTGTTCTTCAGCTTGGCGTCGTCGATGTAGCAGTCCGCGTAGTGGCCGCCGAAGGCCTTGTCGTAGCGGCAGACGCTGGTCATGGCCTTGGGCCACTTCTCGCCTGCGTCCTTGGGGGCGGCCTTGGTGGGGACGAAGCTGTGCTGGTTGACCCAGATCCAGTCGTCGTGGTCGGTCAGCAGGCGGACGACTGCGGACTCGCCGTCGTCCTTGAGGCTGAAGTAGTCCGGCCCCCGGCGGCCGGAGCTGGAGACGCTTGCCTCCTTCTCGGCCTGCTCGGCGGCGGTGCCGCCTCGGCGGAAGTTGATGACGGGGCTCGTGTTGGCGGTCACGAAGGCTCCTGATGATCTTGATGAAGGGTGAAGCCGCTACACAGCAGTGGCGGCTGCTGCGATCAACTCCCCGGTCACCATGGCCTCTTCGTGGAGAAAGACGACCGGAATTCCGATGTCTCGCCTCACGAGGAACGGCTGGTCGCTGACGGCGTGGAATCCCACGGCGAAGTGGGTGCATCCACGGCCCGTCAGGGCCTGCGCGAGCCCTTCCCGCCACTGGGCCAGCCTGTCGACGTCGTCGCAGGTAGAGGCCAGGAGCAGGTAGGAGTACGGCCAGGTGGCCGGGGGGTTGGATGAGGGATGGCGGTCCCTCGTTCCTTCATCATGAAAGCCTTCGGTGGAACCCGAAGCAAGAAATTGGAGCACCGGATTTCCGGTCTCCTCCGCCAGAGTTTCGATAATGTCTCTGGCGGTCCTCCCGGTGCCGAATTCGGCGTTCTCCCGGGCGGCGTGGGCGGCTGCCTGGCGCAGAATGGTCTGCACGGCAGCCCGGTCCACGAAGGTGGTGCCGGGCTGCTTGCGGTCGTACGCGGCCCGGCGCTCGCGGTTGATGAGCACCTTGAAGATCTCGGTCATCTCGGCGTCGTCGGGGCCGCCAGCGGCCTGGTACGCCTCACGGATCTCCCGCTTCGTCGCGGTCGGCTGGACGCCGAGCCGGACGTAGTAGCCGTTGACATCGTGAACGACCGGCGCCGGGCGCGGCCGGGTGGGCACCAGGGTGGAGCTGGTGGAGATGAT